GCTACTCCCGTACCTAGACCTACTGTTACTCCTGCGCCTGCAACTAGACCTACGCAAAGGCCAGATCAAACTGTAGAAGCTTTCCAGTTACCTACCGCACCGGGTACAACACGTATTCCCGAGCTTAGTAACATGACTATGGATGAGTTTAATCTATATACTCAATTAGGTATTGGCGGTAGAGAAACACCCTTTGCCCCTGAGGCTGAACCACCTGTGGTTTCTCCTGCACAACCCCCTCCTACTTTAGCTTTCCCGCCACTTGAAGCACCGCCACAACCTACTAAGTTTCCGGGTCTTCCCACTGATGAAAGACTTGGTTTCTCTACTCCTTGGTCCGGCGGTATTGCCCCCTATAGCCCCGGTAAAGTTGTACCTCCTGTGTACACCGATATTAGAACAGGCCAGCCTTTTGCCCCTGAAATTCAAGATCGCATTGAACAAGCTAGAGTAGCAGAGCAAGAAGCACTCAGAAAGCCTGTACAAGGCCCTATGCCAACTCTAGCACCCCCAGCATCTCTGAAGCCTGCACCTAGACCTACTCAAATTGGTTATGGCGCTGGACAAATTGATCCTGCTTTGGCTAGAGCAGCAGGCATTACGAGTGGTCCTGTTCCTGCAGCACCGCCTGCGCCTGTAGCCCCTAAAGCTCAGAAAACGCCTGTTACGCCTCCGCCACCCCCGCCTGCACCTGTGGTAAGTACAAGTGATGATAGGGATAGCGAACCTTCCTTCTTGGCACCAACTACATCAATCAGACCTACTCAAAGGCCAACACAAAGACCCGCCCCCGCCCCGACCCCTGCGCCTACATCTGAAAAAGATGATAGCGATAGTGGAGGTGGAAAGATTATTTGTACAGCTATGAATACTAGCTACGGCTTTGGTTCTTATCGTCAAGCTATCTGGCTTACTTACTCAGAAAAGCACTTGACAGACTATCATGAAAAAGGCTATCATAAACTATTCTTGCCTTTGGTTGATAGAGCTTACAACCGTGGCAGTAAGAACAATGTAGTTCTCCGTAAAATACTAGAACACGGCACCCGTCATCGTACTGCAGACCTTAGAGCAGAGATGCACGGCAAAAAGCGTGATACGCTTGGTCGTATCTATCGTACACTATTTGAACCTCTGTGCTATGTTGTTGGGCGTTTTACTAAATAGGAGTTACATTCGTGGAACTTGATGAATACAAAAATGTTGTAGCCCAGCGCTACGCAGCGTTAAGTGATGATGATAAGGAAATTATTCGTCGCTTTCGTGGGTCTGAAGCAGGTATCGTTATTGGTAAAGTGCTTGGTCCTGAAATGCAGGGTATGCTTAGTCAACTGGCAGCACCTAATACTTCTACATTCGTGCGCTCTCGCAAAGGTCTAGGCGTAAGATAATATAACTACAATAACTATAAGGCTACCCAGCAATAACGCTGGCCCCAACATAAAGGATACACAACTATGTCTGAAGCACTTGCAACAGTTGATTCGGCTTCGCATAAACGTAACGCAGCACGTGTTGAACGTGAAGAAGCAGAACTCCGTGCACTGATGGAGCAGCATCTTGGCAGTGAGAAAACACAAGAAGAAGACCAAGAAGAAGCAACTACCTCTGACCGTGCAGTTAAGGCTGATGCTGTTGAAACTGAAACGCGGGAAGTAGAAGCACCTCTCAGTAAAGAAGAAGAATCTTTCAAGAAGCGCTATGGTGATCTACGTCGCCACATGCAAGAGAAAGAGCAAGAGTACAAGATTAAGTTTGAGCAGCTACAGCAGCAGCTAGACAAAGCAGCAAAGAATGAACTTGTGCTGCCTAAAGGTGAAGCTGACATTGCTGCTTGGGCTAGGAAGTATCCTGATGTTGCAGCTATCGTTGAAGCTATTGCTGATAAGAAAGCAAGTGAGCGTTCAACTGATCTGGATAAGCGCCTTAAAGAGATTGAAGAACTGCGCACTCAAGCTAAGCGTGATAAAGCAGAAGCAGAACTTATGAGCCTGCACCCTGACTTTACACAGATTCGCTCTGATGATGCGTTCCACGATTGGGCTGAGTCACAGCCTAAGTGGGTACAAGATGCACTCTACGAGAATGTAGATGATGCTAAGTCGGTTGCTCGTGTGATCGACCTCTACAAAGCGGATATGGGTATTACTAAGCAGAAGACTACCTCCAGCGATAAAGCTGCAGCCTCTTCTGTTAATGCTCGTTCCCGCAACACCCCTGAGGCTGACGATAGCAAAGCTTTCTTTCGTGAGTCACAGGTTAACAAAATGTCCACTAAGGATTACGAAAAGAATGCTGACGCAATCATGGAAGCAATCCGCAGTGGAAAGTTTGTATATGATGTAACAGGTAGAAAATAGTACTTGACACGCTAGTTTACATCAGTATAACTATACACATACATGATTTAGCTACAAACTTGCTAAATATGTGTGTCTTAACAAGACAAGCCGCAAAGAACTACCCATACGTTCAGGCCCAGCGCTACGAAGTAGGCCAACCTAGTAGCAACGCTGACCACCCTGACACTACTGGCCTCTTTCGTGGATATGACTGTCTTTACTTTCCAATAGCCATATCTATAGAAGGAAACTCACTATGGCTTTCGCATCTGTTTCGGGTTATGGTAACCTGCCTAATGGCGTGTTCTCGCCCGTCATCTACTCCAAGCAAGTACAGCTTGCATTCCGCAAAGCTGCTGTTGCTAACGCGATCACCAACAACGACTACTTTGGTGAAATCGCAAACCAAGGCGATACTGTTCGCATCATGAAAGAGCCTGAAGTGACCGTCAACGAGTACGCTCGTGGTAAGACTGTTGCTACGCAGGACTTGATTGACACGGACTATCAGCTTGTTGTGGACAAAGCTAACTACTTCGCGTTCAAGCTGGACGATATCGAAGAGGCTCACAGCCACATCGACTTCATGAACTTGGCAACCAACCGTGCTGCTTACCGTCTGGCTGACCAGATGGACAAAGAAGTTCTCGGCTACCTTGCTGGTTACAAGCTGACCCCGGCAAGTGCTGGTGCTCCGCTTGAAGGTGAAGTTGCTGATACGGTTAACACCACTGTGTCTGGTACCAAGGCAAATGCTGCGGCTGGTACGGATGAACTGTTGGCTGTCAACAAGCTGAACAAGGGCGACTTCTCGAACATCACCACTTCGGGTGCTGATGATCATTCGATCCCCGTTGCTCCGCGCCTCACTGGTGCTACTTCTATCTCGACCACGACTGCTACCCCGCTGCAAATCATTGCACGTATGGGTCGCCTTCTGGACGTGCAGAATGTTGACACCCGTGGTCGTTGGATTGTTCTCGACCCCATCTTCATGGAAATGCTCAAGGACGAAGATTCGCGCGTCCTCAATGCTGACTTTGGTGGTTCGGGTCTGCTGAACGGTCTGGTCCTCAACAACCTGCACGGCTTCCGTGTGTATAGCTCCAACAACCTGCCTTCGGTCGGTACTGGCGCTGGCACGGCTGGCACTGCAAACCAGAACACCAACTACGGTGTTATCGTTGCAGGTCATGATTCGGCTGTTGCAACTGCTGAGCAGATCAACAAGGTCGAGTCGTACCGTGACCCCGACTCGTTTGCTGACATTGTGCGTGGTATGCACCTCTATGGTCGCAAGATTCTGCGCCCTGAAGCACTTGTCTCGGCAAAGTACAACGTGGCCTAATAGCTACACGGATAGGGGCTGGCTATATGCTGGCCCCTTTCTGCTTCTTAAAGACAACTTACTAAGATGTTTTCAAAAAGCAGAATAGAGACAAACTTCCGTGCAAGTCCTAAAAGCAGTTAACAAGTACCCTGACAGTATTATTGTTGCACTTAGCGATATCTTCAGCTTGAATGATAATCTAAGGGACAGTAACTTTCAGAACACATTCCAGAAGTCTATGAATATGAAGGGTATGTTAAACCCTATCTTGCTGACTACTGAAGAAGCTTTTAAGACTACTACGCATCCGTTTGACCGTAGGCCACAGCCTG